TCATACAACTTGTCACGCAACTTCAGTATTTCTTGCTGGTTGTAGGTAGCTATTTGGCAAGTAAGTTTCAATTCAATTTCCTTGGCTTTCATTTCTCTTGTGCCTTTCTTAGTATTGCTCTAGCAAAGTCAATTTGGTAGTAGTGGTAGTTCTTGTAGTCCTTGAATATTTCTTTGGAAATTGCAGTTATTTCTTCATCTGTTAGTTCTTTTACTGGATGGGTGTAGAGTGGAATTACACTTTTCCATGAATCATCAGGCTTTGCTAATCCTTTGCCGTTTACTAAAAAATACCTATCCTCATCATCTTCTACCATCCACGCTACTGGTTCACTGTTCATCAGCATCTCCCATCTTCGTCACTAAATAGTTTCACCATAGTCGCATCAGTATTATTCTCATCAACGACAACTGCGATTCCACCACCCTGTGTAATCCTATTCATGTGTTCAGCCTGTAATGCCGTAGGCTTATTGCCACCAGCCTTACACTCTATCGCTATGAACTTTCCTTTATAGCACACAAGAATATCGGGAACACCACTCGCACCATACCCAGCAGTAAACGGCATAGTGAAATAAATATCATTTAACTTTAAAAACTTCTTAACCTTATCTTTAACTTTCGCTTCGGGGGTTGATGCCATTAGCTTTCTCCTCTTAGTTTCATTAGTGATGGATACGGCAGTACAATCACAAACCAACTGTCGCTTGATCGCCAGCCCACCTCTTGCATATCCTCATCTTGGCAAGTGGATAACAATTCTATCTCCCTTACTTCATGGTCTTGCAAGATTTGTTTATGCCTTGCAAGGATCATCGCCATCTTAGATTTGATTTCATCAGGCAAAGTGTTTTCATCAAACTCTCTGGTAAATCCATCAGCAACATACAAGGTGTAATGGTTTCCTACACGACGTAGTGGCACACGATACAAGTCCCAGTTATATTGATGCACGACTGGACTTAGATTGTTGAGCATGGTGTGAGCATCCATGTCAGGTTATATTCATCTACACGAGTATAGGTAGCATTGATTACATCGAGGTCATTTAGGTATCCACTAGACTGTGGAATGTAATTTGCGTAAAACTTCTCTACGTTTTTACCTTCGTGGTATACTTTGTGCATCAGCATGATGGGTTGTAGATGTTCGTGATTAGATAAATCTTTCACACGCACAAAGGGTTTGACTACCTCAAACATATGACTATCTTTGTCTACCATCTTCACTCGCTTAACTGTGCCAATAACTAAATGATTCAAACTATCTGCGCCTATCGCATAGAACTCTGTAAAGAATCTTTCAATATCTTTTTCTTTCTCTTCCTTGATTCTATCTATCTGATCTAATTTGTCAAGTTCTTTTTTACATTTTTCTAGGTCTAATGTATTAGGAGTTTCCCTAATAACTGCTCGCAATAAATCATGTATGTCTTCGACATCTAGCTTATTATTTTTATAAGTGTTGCCATGATGAGATTCAAGCTGGCTCTTGCCGATCTCAAAATTATTCGTATGACTTCTACGCATGATTTCATCAATAGGTGGAACAACATCCTGCCTTTTTAGAGTAGCCATCAGCGTTGAGAGTTTCTTACTATGGATAGTCTCTCGGTCTGCGGTGTCTGATCCACGATCCTTACGATAGAATGGACTACGATAGTTATACACATCATGCCCATCTTCCTTATCTATCCACACCTTTGCTACTACAAACGCACCAGTAGATTCGGTGAGTAAGAACGTATCATATTGACGACGCATAAGCGGATGAGGTTCTTCTTTAGTTAATACCTTGAGACCATACTTAAAGTTTAGTTCTTGTATGAGTCTCTTACATGGTGAGTTCTCGATTGATTCACTGAGCTGTTCAGTAGCGAATCCTTCTACTATGTATTTCATTTGCTTTCTCCTTAGTATTGTTCGACTTCTTTGCCATCAACATAAACTTCCACACCCCACTCGCTAGGTGGGTAATACTTACCAGCCTCATGCTCTATGGGTTTCATGACTGTCGGGTTCTTGCTATACAACTCTTTGTTTAGCTTGCGTTTGAGATTACTGAACAGAACGTCTAGCTGATGCTCTCTAGCGTAGTAGTTACCTTTGCTAGGGTTTGCATTACCTCTCGCATTGGCATACATATTCTTAATATCATAGGCGAGAAGAAAGCACACGCAGCTATCTAACGGCGCATCATTCAAGGACTTGTTAGCAAACTCTAATAGACGACACTTATCTTCGTTAGCCATATACCAATTCTTATCGTAGTCAATCCCCATCTGACTGCTGACATCAAGCACAGTATCCATAAAGGATTTCCACTCCATCGCTTTGAACATCGTCTCATTGATGGTATAAAAATCTTCGTATTGCTTAAGAAATTCATTGGCATCTTTGCGACTGACACGACGACCTGTCAACGTATACTCGCTACTCTCATGCACTTTCATATCATCGCAATAAACTCTCATACCTTTGAAGATTGGATGGAACAGAGGATCAGAGTAGTTCTGCCTATATACCATTCCACCATGTCGTGAACTCCTAAAGAACGTGCCAAGACTCCATTGACTAAGTAGCATATTCTCGCCTTGCCCGTAACCATTACCAGTAAACTCAAAGGTATTGTCCGAACGCACAATGCCCATCTCTCTAGGTATAGGTGTATAGCTGACATAGCGAGTAGATTCATCGGTGTCCCACTCTCTACAATGGATTGCGCCTTTGTTTGCTTCATACTCTTCCTTTGTGTGATGGTGTTCTTTATGACTATGACCATAGGTGATGACATATACCTTCTCGCCATTCCTTTCTTCTAAGTAAAAACACTTTGTATTATGAGTTCTCTTGCCGATAGGAAAACGATTAGTAGTTCCACGATAAGGTTTCTGAGTCTTAGTGATCTCAGTTAGTCTATTCCATTCCAATGCTCTCATTTGCTTCTCCTTTAAAATGTTCATCAAGTTCTTCTAATACTTTGCGCCACATACTTACAATCATTTCATCGCCCTCATACTGATCTATTCTCTGTAATGCGTAGGTATACGCACCTTTACCATGATGTTCGATCAAGTCTTGCACGAGTTCATGTCTTATTCGTGATGCACCGCCATCTCCCCTACCCATCATTCGTCTCCAAACATGACTTTCTTACCGCATGGAATGTCCAAGTCTTTGTTCTGAGTAATCATCCACAGGGTTGGTGGAACGATATTCCACTCGATGTCGCTTTCCACATAGCCATCAGTAAACACGATGACCGCTTCTGCGTTAATTTTCTTCTCATTGATATACTTGCTAACACACCCCACATGAGTACCACCACCGCCTAATGGTTTTAGTAGCGATGCAATAGACTGATACTGGTCGGACTTGAACAACTGCTCACCATGCACGTCGGTATCCCACCACAGAACACGCACCGCATCAGGCGACACAAGATCGCAAATGGATGCCAGTTCCGTAGCAAACTCGGTAAGTTCTTTACCACCAATCGAACCCGACGTATCAATAGCAACGACCACCTCGCCGATAGTTTCGTTCTCCATGCTTGGCATATAAATATCATTCGCCATCTGACGCTTATTCATTCTGCGCCATGTGAACTCATCCTTGCCTTTCATAGTAGATGACACAAACTCACGCAACGCTTCTCGCCAATCTATCTTGGGTTCAAGCAGATCGCTGATTGATCTAGGAATCTTCCCACCCATGCGACCAGCTAACATACCGCCCTCACGCAAGGCTCGGTCAATTTTGTCGTTCAACTCTTTGACCTCTTCGGCGCTCATGTTCTCCCAGTCGTGTTCGTCAAAGCCATCACCGCCCATGTCGTATTCCTTACCATTGGCAGTAATCTTTCCATCACCCTTATCTTGCTTTCCACTAGATGATGGACTGCTATCTGAGTCTTCTTCCTGACCACCATTACTAGACCCCCCTGACTGTGGTTTCTGACGTTGAGGATTCTCCTTACGGATATAGTTATAGACCTCACGCATATTCCAGTTATGAAAGAACGGATCGTATAGCGCACCATCAGGCAACTCCACCAACTGCTCGTTGCCACCAGCCACCTTTCCTGTAATATTCTTTATGATGTCGTTCACCACAAAGTCCGCCGCCATGTTTGCGATCTTGGCATCTTCCTTCCACATATCCTTACCACGAGGGATTTGTTTCAATGCTACATGAAGATTCTCATGTAACACCAGACCTCTAAGCTTGGGTTCGCTTATGATAGTTTCTAGGAATGGGCGAGAGTAACGCTTGTTTACACCATCGGTGTATGCCGTAAAAAGATTATCACTCACCTCACTCTTACCCATCAACATCACGCCCGAATAGAGCGCAGTCTCGTGGTGTTTCATGAGCGCAATATGCGCTTTCTTTAAGCGGACTTCCTGTTTGTTTTTGACTTGCATCATTCTTCTCCATTCATTTTGATAGCTATAAAATCTTCACCACATACAATCTTTGCGTTGCCATCATGCACTTGCTTTAGTTTGTATAAGGTATGCCGTTTAAAATGCTCTGCTTCGTGCCTAGTGATTACATACAGAATAGTCATCACTGATGCCCACACGATTAAGAACGCTTCGCTATAACTTATTTCCATTTCCATCACCTCGTGGATAGTTAATTAAAACAACTCATGGTTATTCTTAGCCCACTCTGCAATCTGCAGATTGTTGCGAGCCAACTTGATTGCCTTTGTATTGCGCATCATCATAGTAAAGAACACCGCTTGCACCTCTGAACTAGGAATCTTATTAACGAATGTCATGAACTTCGTTAGCTCATCCTGTGTCTCTAGCACGTCTACCGCTTGGAACATAATCATTAACTGCGCTGAGATTTCTTCGGGAACTTTAATGCTATCTGGAGACTTCACGATGTCCTTCACATCGACTAGAGTTTTCTCCAACGATAGGAACGCTGACATATCACCAGCACCGCTTGCACCGATAGTGCCAGCCAATGCGACCATCGTTGCGTTATCGCCTAAGTAATCTCTATTCTTAACGATCACATCGCACTTCGCAAGAGAACGAGGAGAGCAGAATGACAGGGCAGTCTTCTTAGGATTGAACACATACGGATTGTCATCTTGGTTGCCATCTCTGTAACTTGCCAATGTCCGAGGGAACATCGCAACGAAAGCACGAACAACACGAGAGATACCATTAGCTGATGACCACTCTAACCATTCATTAACTGTTGGCTTACTCATCTCCATGATGCACACACGATTACCAGCATGAGCAAGCATTGTGTCGCCTACCCCATCGCTTGCATTGTTTGATGTCCCGAAAACTATTGATCCACGAGGTAGTGGTTCGTCGCCTACCATTCTTTCCAACATCAGACGGGTGAAGATAACTTGCAATAGCTTGGGAGACTTCATGAACTCGTCAAGCAAGATGACCTTTGGCTTAGGAGAGTCAAGCTTGAAGAGAGATGAGACATAGTATTCCAACGACTTGGTTGCATGGTTTGGAATAGTCATACCAATGTCCGACATATCCTTGACAGGGCAGTCTACATAGATATAGTCATAGTCTTCGCCAAGATCCTCACGAATCATAGATAACAGAGAGGTCTTACCACAACCAGGTTCAGACAGTATGATTGGTGTGAGGTATGAGCCTATTGTAGGAATGGTTTTGCGTAACTCGTTGATGGTTACTGTGGAATTGAAATTTAATTTAGACATTTGCTTCTCCTTATTTAGAATGTCATTACATCGTGGAATTGAAACTACCGAACTTGGAAAGAATATCGTCTATCCCTTCCTTAACATGATGGCGCACCGCATCGGAATCACGGATGTCCTCTGCCTTTACACCATTTAAAACTTTCTCTAGCGACGCACGAGCCAACTCTAATCCTGAATCATTCTTAAGATTAAATCGCTTAAAACTTTCGACATAATCTCTAGCTTTTTGTAGCGTTCCCTCGTAAATCTTTCTGCGCTTGGTTCGCACTTCGCCGTTTACTTCTGACTCATCTACACCGCAACAATGACTAATGGACTCCATCACCTCGACCATGCGTTCTGACTGTTCTTGGGCAATCGAATCTATGATCCCTTGCGCTTGATTACTGAGTGTTGTAAACAAATCATCAGCGATGTCCTTAGCTATGCCACAGCGAAAGTCATTCGTAGGCACTTCTGATACATACAGATTCAAGCTGAACTTCGTCTTGACTTGCTCTGCACTTGGATAGTCTGCACGATTGAACATATCACCTTGCTTGAAAGCCATGTCCGACACGATTGAGTCATAGTCCGTTACCAATGAATCCACTAGGGCATGGAAAGCTATTTCATGCTCGTGATACTCTTGCTTGAATTTAGGCACATCAATACTTGGCAGTAATTGTTGGGATTGATTCCATCTGTAAGTCCGACGCTGAAGCCAGTTATAGATGGTTTGCCGATAGTTAACGACTGCCTTGTGCTTGGGATGATTAGCTAAGAGATTCTTAACATACCTGCCCGCGGACTTATCAGCGTTCTTTGAGGTAGTAACCTCATCACTGATACCCCGATCCTGTTTGGTTGCTGACCACACGCTGATGTCAACGCTGACTAGCACCGCACTACTCGCCAATGAGATTAAATGCTCAGGCATTTCTAGATTCATTTCCATTTACTTCTCCTTTACTTGATTAAATTGAAATCCACTACGACGTGGATCGCTATATAAAACCACACCAAAAACAAAAACAACTTGAACATAAATTGCTCCCTTCACTATGATAAGTATACTACAACTTTACATTTGAGTCAATGGTGATATATGACTTTTTTATATGACACTAGGTACTTCTTGGCGGTTAATTTGTTTCACATCCAATCGCAAGACATAGAACGATGAATACTTATCCAGTCATAGCAACCTTCACCCCATACCTCTTCAATTACGTCTTCCATCTCTTCACCAATTCGTGCAAACGCACCAGCGATGTATGGGTTAGAACAATCACCATCGTCAGCCCACTCTTTAGACAAGTCCATCAACGCTTCGTGGCATTTGACATCATCGTAGGACTCATACCACTTCACATCATCAGCAAAGAAATTAAGGGTTAGTTCTTTCTCGTCTATGGTTAGATACTCTGAATCTGCAATCGCACCAGCCGTATCTCCGTTTGCTTTTGCTTCGGCTAGGAATGTAAAGAACGTAGCCCTACAATTCTGTGCAGTTAAACCTTTCTCGGGTTCATCTTTTTGTGGTGGGATAAAGCGTATGGTGTATGCAACTGTTGATCTATAACCCATATCTTCTTCTCCTTTCATATGCGCCAAGCTTTTTAATGTTCCACTCTATCGTGGGGTCTAAGATGATTTGCACCATCCACTTAAATGTTTTCATTCTCTTCTCCTATGAATGTTCTAACCCAGTCCACATAGACTTCATCAAGGTAAAACCACCTCGCCTCTCGCTTGCGGTTAGGTTTGTCTATCGGGTAATTAACTAATAGAGCATGGTCATCGCTACGCACTAGCTTGTAGAACTCAGGCTTATTAGGGTTACGATATAGCTTGATGATTTTCATAACAACTCTCCCAGTTTTTCAATTAAATCCCTTTCTCTTTGTTGCTGAATGTCTCTAGCTAAAACAATGTCGATTAGTTCTTGGGATATTTCTTTGCGCTGAATTTCAGTCATATCTACACCCATTTCTTGTATGACTTCCAACTTCGCTATTACTACTTTTAGTCTTTCGATTGTGCTCATTTCACCAACCCCCCTTTGTTGTTGAGTCCTACCAAGTCGGACTTGTCTGTGATAAGAACGTAATTACTCTTGTGCATGGGAGCAACTGTGCGAACCACCTTCTTTGCGATCTCATCACCGCATGGACAACAAACTGCATAGCCCAGCCGAAAGCGTTGCTCATCGTAGGTATCACCGCATAGCTTGCACTGTGGTGTAAAAGTTTCATCAATCATGGTTCTCTCCAAATGATTTCTCGTAGTTATCCAACCATTCATTGAACTCCATCTCATACTGCGCCCATGCCTCATCCGTATCTTCGAGTCCACTCATGCGTGGATGCGCATTTTCCCCGATATTCGTTTGCGCAAAGATTCTTCTAAATGCTTCCTCGTTTGCTTGGATGATTGCGTTTTTTAACTTGCCCATTTGTTTCTCCTTTATTAGAGTCCACTTGCGTGGTGCTTTAGGTTATGTTTTCCACGACACCGTGGAAAGCTAAATAGTCGTTGTGCAACCAGCTACTATCGAAAAAGATCGCCCATCGACATTATTAGTATACCACAACTTGACATATAAATCAAGCTGGTATATGACTTTTTTAGCTGATACGATGTCTTTGTTTAATGACTTTGGCATGAACTCCTTTTGGTCGTAGTAATACGTGGCTATCTCTTTCACCTTTGCCATACCTTGCGGCTAAAGTTTTAGGGTTCATGTTGAACTCCTGTGCCCATTCTTTGAGAGTCTTTGTTTCTTCTCCATCGCCTGTGTCATGCGTGATGTATACGCAATAACTGTTCTGCTCATCTTGGTCAGGGATTGGTGCAAATAAACTATCGCCTCGTTTGCCCTTGTTCCAACGACTGCGCAACACATCTACTGATAAGCCTGTCTTTTGTGCCCACTGCTTCATAGTGCGTGATTCATTCTTGAACTTATAAATTTGATTTGTAAACATGGTTTACCTTTCTTGTTAGTTTGGAAATTAAATTCCGTTTTTTGCGGAATATTCCAAGTATAAACCAATAGTCTACTAAAGTCTGGAACTTTATTTCTAATGTTTTTTGAGGGGTTAAGTGTATGATTTATATAGATATATTATTATTATTATTATTAAATAAATAAAAGAAAAGAAGAAAAATTCTATGTTCCAATAAATTTTGAGAGAGGACAATACCTTGCGTTACATTTTTGCATTGGGAAAACAAGCCTTGCTCTCCCACCTTTTTTATGTTTTTACCCCCCATCCTCTGCTAATCCGATTGGAATTTAGAATTTTCGTTGTAAGTCTTTGAATTTACTAAATAAAAAAATTCTAGACGTAGTAAAAATTCCGAGTCGGTTTTAGAACTTTTTTGGTCAAACACATAACGGCAAGCTAGTCACGTCGGGACTATGTGTAATTCAATTTCCACTATATCGTGGAAAGCTAAATAGCGACCTTGCGCTATCAAATCTGATAATTCTAAATGATACAAAGTCCTTGCTTGCTCACGCGCGCGAAAACAAAGAACTGGTTTCAATTTGGACAACCAAAAAAAGGGAGGCTTTCGCCTCCCCCTAGTCCTACTTGATAGCCTTCACTATCGCATTGACTACTGAGTCATTCACAGTAGTGTCCCCTCTTCCCTTCGCTGTCTTAGCTCGGGTCTTGATTGTGTCCACAGTCTCTTTGAGCCATACGCTAAAATCCTTGGTGCTGGCACGGGTAGTGGTTTTACCCTCGAGTAAATCCTTGTATGCTTTGACATACTTGCGTAGGTCTGCCATACGATTGGATTTGTATGTCCCCCAATCCTTGCGCCATTTGGCATGGACGCCATGCTTTACAGGGTCTTCGGATTTCATACGTCCGAATTCTTGCTGGGAGTGAGACATCACTACATTGATGTCCACTTTAAATGCTCCCTTAGTATCAGCACTACATGGGACATAATCTGTCGTGTAATACTGTGCTGGATGATTCTCATGGAATCGGAGCATTTGACCCTCTTCAATCTGAGCCTTAACCTCTTCGGGCACAGATTCAAGGAACATAGGGCATACGTTATAAATATACTGACCGATAGTCTGACCACGTTCAGCGCTGATACAACCTTGATACGATGCATCCTTTAAGGATGTTATTTCAGTTTTAATGGACATATGTCCTCCGTTGTTAATCGGTGCGTAATTGCATCCGATATGATAGTTATAGCTGATAGCTAGACTGTTAATCAAGCTTTCACGGGGTAGTGGAACGCTATCTAAGCCACACACACACGGACGCGCCCGAGAACAAGTAACTGGTTTCAAATGGGGGGCTTGTGAAAATCAGGGCGAAAAAAAAGCCCCACCAGTCTAGGACTGGCAGGGCTAGGTCTTACTTATTCCATTGAACCATAAAGGCGTCAATGGCTAACTTCAGTCGCTTCTCATCAGCAGTGGTATCACCGCGCTTGGAAGCATTTTTGCACTTCTGAATTAAACCCTGATCACCTTTGAATACTTCAATAATGCGGTGAGCAAAATCTAATGTAGCACCGCGCTCTTTCTGTTTACCCTCATTGAGGATCGTACGAGCTTGACGCTTGAGATCACCTAAGCGATTAGAGCAATAAGTGTTTACCTTATCACGCCATTCCTTGATGACTGCGTGCTTGTATGGATCGCTAGTCTTTAGCTTGCCATACTCTTGCTGACTAAACGCAAACACATAATCAGTACCAATTTGCACAATCTCCTTTTCCTTTTCAAGATCAGGATTAGAGCCGTCAATCAATAGGTAATGATCATTGACAACTGCGTACCGCTTGGCGGGATTGGTTTCGTTGAAGCGTAAACGATAGCCATCATATAACTGCTCTTTGACTTCGTCGCCTACTTCGTCAGGGAAACCCTTACAAGTGGTTAAAACATAGCGAGCAACGCCACGCATTTTGTCGCTTGCTACTGCTTGCTTGTAAGCACCATCTTTTAGACTGGTGATCTGATCTTTTACTTCTACTGCTAGGGCTTTAGTAGCCATTTTGCTTCTCCTCATAAAATGAAGTACTGCGTTAATGACAAGCGGAATTGCCTGCCATGTAATACTTATAGCTGACACAAGGTCGTTAAGTAAAGTTTCACGCCTAAGTGGAACGCTAAACAGCGCGCTTGATCACGCCCCCACAAAGCCACGCCCGACAACAAGTAACTGGTTTCAAAGGGCTTGCGCCCTTTGGTTAATGCCCAACCCAATAGTTTTCAGCGTGGATTGTGACGCTGTCATCTAAGATAAACGCGTTGCGCATAAGACCATAAGCACGCAAGCACGCGTCTCGGTAATCATCATAGTGATGCCAACTACTGGCTTTTAAGTTGCCTTTGTTGTCTGTGGCAGTAAACCTAACTACATATGTAGTAGTTGGTAGTAGTGATAGTTGTTTCATTTACTTCTCCTTAAAGTTGGGGGGCTTTCGCCCCCCGTTGATTACTTGGTTAGAACCCAGCGAGCACCGAAGTCACCTTGCCATGCGTTGATCATCAGGTGTTGCTCATCCATACTGCGAACCCAAACCTTAGTCTCGAGGAACTTAGGTGTCTCGTTGATCTCCTCAACAGTCCAAGCACGATTACTGAAGTGAACTACATCACCGACTTGAACAGGTTGCATGTTGGTTGAATAGAATAGTTTGTACATCTGCTTCTCCTTTGTAAGTGGCAGAACATACTGCCATATGATCTATATAGCTGACCCACCCCTTATAAGTCAAGTTTGGGCGCGAAGTCCGACCCCCCACCCCCCGCTTTTTAGAAATGGTTCCATCTCGCCTCTCTACTCTAAGATTTGCACAAATAACATCCCTAATTCTCCAAATCCGCCCCCATACTTATTACACATTTAACTTGCATAATATCCTTGTAACTTCTTGTTCTATAAAGCTTTTCTTCTCAAACACACGACCCCCAATTAACACTTTATTTACTTTACATATTTATTAGGGTATACCCCTACCCCACTTCTTATTCCCACACACGACCGTCAATTCTGCAAAACGAAATACCCCCCATAGGAGTCCCAAGTACCTATATAGAAAACCGTAAAATTTATGCATGTCCCAAAAACGTATATACTTTCTTTAATACACGTGAGGGTGTGTTCTTTGGGGGCGAAGTAAGCCCCCTCTTTTTCCGTAAAGAAATTCTTTACACATACTTAACAATTAAGATACACTCTGCGCATGGACACGTACATTCCAGACATTGAGCAGAACGTTCCTCTACCTAAAAATGCCCAAGAAGCATTTCCTGCTCTCACGCCACAAGAAGAGCTAAATATGCGGGCTAATGTAGTAAAGCTAATGTCCGATTTAACAGGGCAGCCTATCGCTCCGACGCAAGAAAATGTCGAGCAAGCTAAGTCTTTAGCTGTGCAAATGGCATCTGACCCCAAGTTCCGTCCAGAATTTAATGAATACCCCAATGAAACACTAGCCATGCTAGCTGGCATGGTTGCCCAGATGAATGTTTCTATTGTGGATGAACTATCTGAACTAAAAACTTATGTAGTTAACCATCTATTGCATTCGGTTGAAGCATCTAAGGATGTAAAAACCAAGATTGCAGCCTTAAGAGCGCTTGGAGAGATAGATGGGGTTGACGCATTTAAGAAAAGAACCGAAGTTACTGTCAAAATCCAGACAAAAGAAGAGGTTGAAAGTGAATTATTGTCACTTTTGGACGAGGTTGAGGGTAAATATATAGATGTAGAAGCCAAAAACGTAGTCAATAAAGACAAAAATGACTAGTAAATTGTCCCAAGAACAGCTATTTAAGCTGCGTTTATTGGCAGAAAACCCAAAAACACCCCTCGATGTTAAGCGAAAAGCCAAGGATTTAATTGAAAAATACGATGAATTTCTTACCCAAGAACGAGGAAAAGTATCCTTTTTGGACTTTGTTAAACACGTATACCCAGGCTATATGGTCGGGCAACATCATCTCAAACTGGCTCAAATTTTTGAAGATATTGCTAACGGTAAGAAAAAACGAGTCATTGTTAATATTGCTCCACGACACGGTAAGTCTGAACTCATATCCTACCTTGCTCCCGCCTGGTTCCTGGGAAAATACCCCCAGAAGAAGATTATCATGGCGTCTCACACAGCAGATTTGGCGGTTAACTTTGGTCGTCGCGTTAGAAACCTTGTGGGTTCAGACGACTATAAAGAGATATTTCCGCAGGTAGAACTACAAGCCGACAGTAAATCGGCATCACGATGGGGAACAAACTTTAATGGTGAATATTTTGCAATCGGTGTCGGTGGCGCCCTTGCTGGTCGCGGGGCTGACTTGTTTATTATTGACGACCCGCACTCCGAGCAGGATGCTAAGACTGGAAGACCCGATGTATTTTTGCCTGCGTGGGAGTGGTTCCAGTCTGGTCCTCTCCAGCGTCTTATGCCTGGTGGTGCAATTGTTATTGTGATGACCCGCTGGTCAAAACTTGACTTAACAGGACAGATAGAGAAACAACAAGAAGCAAATGATGACGTAGATAAGTGGGAAGTGATTCAGTTTCCTGCAATTAAAGATGACGGCGAGAGCCTGTGGCCCGAGTTTTGGCCTGTGGAGGAGCTGCTATCTAAGAAAGCCGCCCTAGATATTAGGTATTGGAATGCCCAGTACATGCAAAACCCAGTATCAGAAGAGGGTGCGCTGATCAAACGGGAGTGGTGGAACATCTGGGATAAGGATACGCCGCCAGATTGTGAGTTCATTATTATGTCGCTAGACGCGGCTCAGGAGGCAAATAACCGTGCGGACTATAACGCGCTCACGACGTGGGGCGTCTTCTTCAACGAAGAAGTCAATAATTACAACATCATTCTCCTTAATGCAATCAAAAAACGATTGGAGTTTCCAGAACTCAAGAAGCTTGTACTTGAGGAGTATAAAGCGTGGGAACCAGATGCGTTCATGGTTGAGAAAAAGTCCAACGGGGCTGCGCTATATCAGGAGCTTAGGCGCATGGGTATACCTGTCGGCGAGTTCACACCTGGCAAGGGTCAGGATAAGATCGCGCGCGTTAACGCTATTTCAGACTTGTTTTCGGGTGGGGTTGTCTGGGCGCCATCGCACCGCTGGGCGAAGGACGTGATTGAGGAATGTAATGATTTTCCTAGCGGATTGAACGATGACTTGGTAGACTCTACAACATTAGCTCTGTTAAGATTCAGGCAAGGTGGATTCATTCGTCTCCCCAATGATGAACCAGAAGACGACATGCTTTACAAATACCGCAAAAAAGCTGCGTATTATTAAGGATAAATTATGGCAATAGATAAGGCACTTTACTCAGCCCCTCAAGGACTAGATCAACTTGGCGAGGAAGGTGACGAGCCAGCGTTAGAAATATCTATTGAAGATCCTGAAAGCGTAGACATCTCAGGTCCTGGCTTTGAGATGCACATGGAAAAAGATGATGAGCCAGACGGCTTTGATGATAACTTAGCAGAACAATTAGATGACAGACTGTTAGCTACATTAGCTAGTGACTTAACTTCCGATTTTGATAATGACATAGCCTCTAGAAAAGATTGGATACAAACTTATGTGGATGGTCTAGAACTTCTGGGCCTTAAAATTGAAGAGCGTGCTGAACCTTGGGAAGGCGCCTGTGGCGTGTACCATCCACTCCTCTCTGAAGCAGTAGTCAAGTTCCAAGCTGAGACCATGATGGAAACGATTCCAGCAGCTGGTCCAGTAAAGACTCAGATCGTTGGCAAAGAAACCCCAGAGAAAAAAGCTGCGGCTGAACGCGTTCAAGATGACATGAACTATCAGTTGATGGATGTAATGAAAGAGTTTAGACCTGAGCATGAGCGCATGCTGTGGGGCTTAGGCTTAGCAGGTAATGCGTTTAAGAAAGTTTACTTTGACCCATCATTAGATCGTCAAGTATCCATGTATGTTCCTGCGGAAGATGTGGTTGTCCCCTATGGAGCTTCTAGCTTAGAGTCAGCTGAGCGTGTCACGCATGTGATGCGTAAGACAGAGAATGATGTACGACGTTTGCAGCATGAAGGTTTCTACCGAGACGTAGACTTGGGCGAACCAGTCCAAGTAATGGACGAGATTGAGAAGAAGATTGCTGAGAAGCTTGGTTTTAGAGCAACTACAGATGATCGTTACAAATTATTAGAAATGCATGTGGAGCTTGACCTTGAAGGGTTTGAGCATACAGATGAAGATGGTGAACCCACTGGCATTGGTCTACCTTATGTAGTCACAATCGAGAAGGGTACTAGTACTATTCTAGCAATCCGTCGCAACTGGAGACCAGAAGATGAGAAACACCATAAGAGAAATCATTTCGTCCATTATCCGTATATTCCAGGCTTTGGCTTTTATGCTTTTGGGCTTATTCACCTTATCGGCGCTTTTGCTAAGTCTGGTACTTCTCTTATCAGGCAATTGGTTGATGCAGGGACATTATCAAATCTGCCAGGCGGCTTTAAGGCCCGTGGGATGCGAGTCAAAGGCGATGACACACCAATAGCTCCAGGTGAATGGCGTGATGTAGATGTTCCAGCAGGGACAATGCGTGATAACTTATTACCACTTCCATACAAAGAACCAAGTCAAGTTCTATATAGTTTGTTAGGAACTATTGTAGAAGAAGGACGTAAGTTTGCTGGGTCTGCAGAGATTCAAGCATCTGATATGAGCGCTAATGCGCCAGTTGGAACAACACTAGCAATTCTAGAAAGAACATTGAAGTCAATGAGTGCGATACAAGCTCGTATCCACTACGCAATGAAGCAAGAGTTTAAGCTTCTTAAAGACATCATCAGAGATTACACACCAGAAGAATACTCATACGACCCAGTTGAAGGTGATCGTCGAGCAAAGCAATCAGACTATGACATGGTTGCTGTTATTCCTGTGTCCGATCCCAACGCGGCTACTATGGCGCAAAAAGTCGTGCAGTATCAAGCAGCTCTACAACTCGCTCAAACCGCACCTCAGCTCTATGATCTTCCACTTCTGCATCGTCAGATGTTAGACGTGTTGGGAATCAAAAACTATCAGAAGCTAGTACCGATGCCCGAAGATATGAAGCCTCGTGACCCAGTTTCTGAGAACCAGAATATTTTGATGAATAAACCTGTCAAAGCATTCTTGGCGCAAGATCACCAATCTCATATTACGGTGCATATGAGTATGGCGCAAGACCCACATATCCAAATGTTGATACAACAAAACCCACAACTAGCGCAACAGATTCAAGCCGAGTTGTCTGCTCACGTAGCTGAGCACTTGGGAATGGAGTATCGCAAACAAATGGAGCAACGGATGGGTACGCTATTGCCTGCAGTTCCACAAGACCCAGATGATGAGGAGCCAAATATGTCTCCGCAGATGGAAGAGCAGATTTCTCAAATGGCAGCGCAAGCGGCGCAACAAATGTTGCAACAGCATCAACAAGAAGCTCAACAACAGCAAGCTCAACAGCAAGCTCAAGACCCAATTATCCAGTTGCAACAACAAGAGTTACAGATTAAAGCTCAAGAACAACAACGTAAAGCTAAGAAAGACCAAGACGACTTCCAGCTTAAGTTGGCGCAGATTCAACTTGAACGCGACCGTATTGCTAAGCAGCAGGAAACTGAAGGTGCAAAGATGGCTATCCAAGCATCATTAGCTAAGCATAAAGAGAAGAACCAGCAGGAAACTGAAGGTGCTCGCATGGCTATTGATCTAGGTAAACAACGTGAACAACATCAGCATCAAAAAGAAGTAACAAAAATGCAGACGGATGTGCAAAGGGAGCTAGCCGCGAAACAGGCTGAAACCCAAGCGCAAACTAAAGAAATTAAAAAGGAAACGAAAGGTAAATAATGGACGCAAGCCAAGCGCTGGCTCATATAACACGACAGTTAGATGAAAGAATTTTGCAACTCCAAGAAAGTCTAGCAGACGACAACTGCAAAACAATTGAAGAGTACAAGAAAGTATGCGGAGAAGTGAGAGGTCTCTTTACCGCACGAAACTTTATAACGGACCTTAATAAAACGATGGAGAACTCCGATGAGTGACCAAACGGTAGTAGATTTGAGTCAAGCAATTGACTTACGAGCGGTAATGAAAGAAGCTGAAGACAAAGCCAAACAGCTTCCAGAGCCAAAGGGTTATCGCATCTTGTGCGCAATCCCAGAAGCAGAAGAGGCTTTTGATAGTGGCATCCTTAAATCAGATGAAACTCGTCGGCATGATGAACTCCTAACTACAGTGTTATTTGTAGTCAAAATGGGACCAGATTGCTACAAAGACCCAGAGCGTTTTCCAACTGGCGCTTATTGCCAAGAGGGCGACTTTGTGTTGACAAGACCTAATGCAGGTACACGCCTTGTAATTCACGGTCGTGAGTTTCGCATTATTAATGATGATTCCGTAGAGGCTGTAGTCCAAGATCCTCGTGGGATTACTCGCAAATTCATTTAAGGAGCTATAAATGCCAGACGAATTTAAATTTCCTGATGAAATAGAAGATCAGGGTAAACCCGTAGATACTAATCAAGATACTGATGATAATGATGATATTAGTATAGAAATAGTTGACGATACTCCTAAAGAAGACCGTAATAGAAAGCCACTTGAGCCAGAAGCTAAGGCGCAATTGGAGAATCTAGACGAGTCTGAAGAGTATTCTAAGAATGTAAAAGACAAGTTTTCTCAGTATAAAAAGGCTTGGCATGAAGAAAGACGTGCTAAAGAAGCAGCGTTGCGCGAGCAACAAGAAGCTTTAGCGGCGGCGCAAGCCATCCTAGATGAGAATAAACGACTCAAAAAACAGTTGCAATCAGGTGAAAAAGAGTTAAATACTGCGTCTAAAGATGCAGCAAAAGCTGAGTTAGAAAAAGCTAAAAAGGAATATAAGGATGCTTATGACTCTGGTGACTCTGATAAGTTATTAGATGCTCAAGAAAAGCTAACTAAAGCTCAGATCAAACTTGATAAAACTAAAAAAAGTAAAAATACTGTACAAAATTCTCAAAATGATGTACAAATACCTCAAAGGGCTAATGTACAACCGCAGCAGCCCCAGATGGATCCAAGAGTTGCAGAGTGGGTGTCACGGAATCAGTGGTTTGTTGATCCGACCAAAAAGTCGATGCGCAAATATGCTGAAGGCGTTCACGAAGAACTTGCAGAGAAATATGGCATGGGCTTTATTGGTACCGATGAGTACTATAAGTCTATTGACAGCGAAGTAAAACGTCGGTTCCCAGAAGAATTTGACGCTGCATCAAGAAACGATGAGGACGATAAACCTCAGCGTACGAAAATGAGTACGGTCGTAGCTCCCGCGAAGAGAAGCACTTCTTCTAAAAGAGTGGTACTTACAAAGACGCAGGTAGCCTTGTCCAAAAAACTCGGTCTATCCCCAGAGCAATACGCCCGTGAACTTAGCAAATTGGAGGCCTAATAATGGCAACAAATAGATTACAACGTGAGATGGAAAACCGTGAAATTACAGAGCGTCCTAAGCAGTGGATGCCACCTGAACTTTTACCTGAGCCTGATAAACAAGCTGGTTTTGCCTATCGCTGGATTCGTGTATCAATGTTAAATGCTGCTGATCCTCGGAACATTTCTGCAAAATTTCGTGAGGGTTGGGAGCCAGTGCATGTAGACGAACAACCGAAATACAAACTGCTAGCCGCTCGTGAAGGTCAATATAAAGACAATATCGAGATCGGTGGGTTATTACTCTGCAAGATTCCAGAAGAACTTGTGAAGCAACGTATGGATTATGAAAATAACCAGACACAAGCTCAGACAGAAGCTGTAGATAATAATTTAATGCGCCAAAGTGATTCTAGAATGCCAATCTTTATGGAACGGAAGTCTAGTGTGACCTTTGGTAAAGGTTCTCAATAATTTAGGAGATTTACATGGCTTATCCTACAGTTTCGGCCCCTTACGGTCTAAAGCCTGTTAACCTCATTGGTGGACGTGTATTTGCGGGTTCTACTCGTATGTTCCCAATCGTTAATGGCTATAACACCAGCCTATACAACGGCGACGTTGTTCAGCTGGGTACTGGCGCCAATATTGGTGCTTTAGTTGCCTCTACTCTTACATACAACGCTTCTAGCGCTGTTGCAGGTACTATTGGCGTGTTTGTTGGTTGCGAGTATTCAACTACTGGCGGTCCAATTTACGGCAAAAACCGTTATCAGTTCTGGCAGTCTTCAACAACTGCTCCTGATGCACAAGGTTATGTTGTAGATGATCCTCAAGCTGTTTTCCAAGCTGCAGTTGTTGTAAGCCCAGCTGGTACTGGTGGTTCTACTACTATTCAGTACATTAACCCAGCTTTCATCGGTTCTAATGCTTATTACATTGGTGCTGCTGCTGGTAACACTGGTTCTACTACAACAGGTGACTCACAAGCAGGTATTGCAGTTTCTGCAACTGCTACTGTAAGCACACCTATCACTACTTCTGCTGCTTTCCGTATCGTTGGTATGGTTCCTGCTTCAGCTGTTACTGTGACAAATAATGCTACATCTTCTAGCACTACTATCACTTTATCTGCTGCAAACAGTGCAATCCTTCCTGGTATGGCAGTAAATGGCCCTGGTATTAACCAAGGTTCAAATACTTATGTAACAGCAGTATCTGGCACTACTGTAACTATCAACACAGCAGTTTCTACTGCTCAGTCGACAGCTGCACAGTTTTCTTTCACTGGCTACCCAGAAGCATTAGTAACATGGAACGCAGGTTACCATGGTTACAACAATGCAAATGGCGTTTAATTAAGGAGCTTTTAAATGGCTATTTCACGCGCACAACTACTGAAAGAGTTGCTCCCTGGATTGAACGCATTGTTCGGTTTAGAGTATGCTCGCTACGGTGAAGAACACAAAGAGATCTATGAAACAGAGACTTCTGAGCGTTCTTTTGAAGAAGAAACAAAACTGTCAGGCTTTTCAGCTGCTCCAGTCAAAAACGAAGGCCAAGCCATCGCGTATGACAATGCACAAGAAGCATGGACAGCTCGCTACAACCACGAAACTATCGCCCTTGGCTTTAGCTTGACTGAAGAGGCAATTGAGGACAACCTCTACGACTCTTTATCTGCTCGCTACACCAAAGGTTTAGCTCGTGCTATGGCTTATACCAAACAGGTAAAAGCTGCTGCGGTATTGAATAACGGCTTTAATAGTCAAGTTACCTACGGTGACGGACAACCTTTGTTCTCTACAGCGCATCCTTTGATTTCTGGTGGTACTAACGCCAACACTCCATCTACCCCTGCTGACTTGAACGAAACTGCGTTGGAAAACGCTGTTATTCAGATTGCAGCTTGGACTGATGAACGTGGTCTGTTGATCGCTGCTCGTCCTAAGAAACTTGTAGTTCCACCAGCATTGCAATTCGTTGCTACCCGTTTGCTTGACACAGAACTCCGTGTTGGTACAAACAACAACGATATCAACGCTATTAAGAACAACGGTTCTGTTCCAGAAGGTTACACAATTAACCACTTCTTGACCGCAACCAATGCATGGTTCTTGACAACTGATGTACCAAATGGTTTGAAACACTTTGTTCGTATCCCATTGCAAAACAGCATGGACGGTGACTTTGACACCGGTAACGTACGTTACAAATCCCGTGAGCGTTACAGCTTCGGCGTTTCTGATCCATTAGGTGTTTACGGTTCATACTAAGCAGTACTAGGAAGGGGGCTCAAAAGGCCCCCTTTTTATTGCTTTATTTTTTATTTGTTGTATTATTCATATATCTGGGTGATTAACTATTCCACCACTGCCCCAGCAGACAATGCAATGATCGGAATAGTAACTTTTGCATAAGGAGTCCATTATGGGACGTAGTACATTTGAAGGGCCAATTCTATCTGGCGATAATCGTTTTGGTCCAGTTCGTGACGTTGGTTATACAGACCTCGTTCAAACCGCACTTTTAGATTTTTCAGTAACTGCACCTGGTGCTAACTATGGTGGTGGTTCTGGTGTTTTTGTTGCTTCTAACAACATTCCAAACAGTGCTGCAACTATTTATACCCCACAATCTGGTGTATATAGCACAAACGGTCCTACTAAAGCATCTGCTCCTACAGCTGATGCGACTAACACTGTTTATCGTGGCGTAGTGTTTTATTTGCCATATAGCTGCAATATCACTGACGTTATTTTTGATGTTGGCACAGTTCCAAAAGATTCAGCTGGTACTCCAGTAGCTGTAAGCGCAATTCAGCCATATGTTTCAAATAACTTTGCAACTTCTACTGGTGTTTATGCAACATTTGCAAACATCTCTAGCCCAGCTGCACAGCGTTATACAGCAACTTATGTTGGCTCACAGTTAACCAATAGCAATGCAACTTTGCAAGATTTTCAAAACTTGCAACCTGGTCAACAGCCTTCATGGTTTAGCCAAGTAGTTGTTACTTTGGCAATGACTACAACTGCTGCTGGTCTATCTTCAGGTCAAGTTGAAGTAACTTTACGTTACAACCAGAATGATATGAACATTGGTACAAGTACAACTTACCCATACGGTAACTTTGACTAATTAATCCTCTTAGGGGGGTTTCGGCCCCCCAACTTTTTAAAACTTAGGAGATTAATATGGCAAATCAAAGCCCAAATGGAATACCAAATACCAATAATTCGGTAACGTCTATCACTCGTAAAGGACAGACTGAGCCATTTGATTTACAAGTTTCTCGTGGGCAAATCTATGGTCATAGTTCTTTAACCATTTTTGGTTACAACACGAATATTACCGCTACAACATCGCCTCAAGCTACCCCAGCTCCTATTTGGGAAAATGCTGCTGCGTATGTATACCCAACAACTGCAACTACTATGACTGTAGTTAGTACGTCAACTTCTGACGTATGTAATATGTTAATTAGCGGTTTAGATGCAAACTTTAACTCCATTTCAGAAGTAATTCGAGTTAATGGAACTACTGGTGTAACTACTGCCAAAAGCTATTTACGCATCAATAACTTATCTTTATTGACAGCTCCATCTGGTTATATAACTAACCAAGGTACTATTACTGTTAAACAAAGCACTAACGTAGTAGCTCAAATAAATGTTGGTATTGGTAAAAGCCAAAGCACTATATATACAGTGCCAGCTGGTTCTAGCTTTTATTTAGAAATTGTAGAGGTCAATACCGATAATGGCTATGGTGGTTCAAATATGTATTACCAAGTACAAGCAATTAACAATGCTACAGGTGTAGAAACTACCATTTTGCAACAAGCATTTACTTCAATTTATACCATTTACAGAAGCCAAGTTCCATTTTTGTATTCAGAAAAAACGGATCTTCAATGGCAAGTAGGTACTTCAAATAGTTCTGCTGTGCAAGTAGGCGTTATTATTGCTGGTAAGTTAATTTCTAACGGAAACTAATCATGCCTAAAACTGCTGCTTGGCAACGTAAAGAAGGTAAAAATCCCAATGGCGGTTTAAACGCCAAAGGAAGAGCTTCTTATAACAAAGAGCATGGTGCTCATTTAAAAGCACCACAACCTGAAGGTGGTAGCCGTAAAAAATCATTCTGTGCTCGTATGGAAGGAATGAAAAAGAGATTGACCAGTGCGGAGACTGCCAATGATCCAAACAGTCGAATTAACAAATCATTGAGAAAATGGAAATGTTAAATGTCCATATTCGAGATATTAACTGTAGTAGCATATGTTTTAGGTGCTATCGTGAGCTTTGTGCTTAAAGAGAAAGCTGATGAGCTTGCACGTCAAGGCATCCTTT